AACCTGTCGGCCCACAGGCGCATCCACGCCAGGGCCGTATCCTCGCTATCGGCTGTTCCGTCCCCCGGCATGTACCCAACCACGAACGCGGTGTAAACCATGCGGACGTGGGGCTCGAGGCTGAACCCGTCAGCCGCTCGGGACGAGAGGGATTTCAGATCATCGCGCGTCATCGTCCACCTACCCCGCGATAAAGGATGTCAGAAGAATCCATCCGTTCGGGTATTCCTTTGACGCCGCACGGCCTTCATACGGGCCCACCATTTCACACGTTGTCTTGGACTCATCCAACCAAATCGGGCCCTCGTCAGCCCGGTTGTCCTGCGCGATCATGCGGGCGCTCTCGCTCGACCTAGCAACGATCACAAACCCATCATTCGAGTCCCAGACGTTCCCGCGCTTGGACAAAAACTTCTGGTCCAGCCCGAGCAGGTAGATGTTCATCGCTCTTCCCTTCCTTGGTTGTACCGATCGCGCAGCTCGTCCTCGCCGATCGGCTCGTCACGCTGGTTGATCCTGCAATCCGGGCACCACCACGACTGCCCAACCTCGTCAAAGGTCCGAACAGTCCCGCACTCGGGGCACTCTGGATGTTGCACTGTCACTCCCATGCCCCCAGCCTACATGCTTTGTAGTGCAGAGTCAAGGGGGAGGGGCCACCATTTCGTCGTATTCCGTAAAGGCGTCCGGCCTAACGGCTTGCAGGGCCGACTCCAGCCGGCGCAGCCGCTTCTCCGCGTTCTGCATCGGCACACCCAGCAGAACCTCACGGGTCAGCTTCGCCTCCTCGGCAAGCGCCTTGAACTGACGCTCCATCTCCCGCTCATGCTGCATCAGGCGGGCGCCCGGGGCCGTGGGGTAGTGCCGCACGATCACGATGGGCTCACTCGTCAGGGCGAGCCAGCACACGACGCAGAACATCGCTGTCAGCAAGCAGTCCGCAACCCTGGAGTCACGACTCTCCACACGGGCAACTCTCGAGTTGGATCAGGTAGTAGGCGTGGACCGTGTTGATGCACGCCTGCTGCTCCGAGGGCCCGAGACTCAGGCAGATGGCGATCCCCAGGACGTACCACGCCTCGGCCTGGAGGTAGCAAAGCTCGCACTCGGGGGACGCCCCGTCCGGGATCGGCTCGGGGAGCGGGACGTGCGGGGTCTGGCCAGACTTGGCCGACGACTCCGACGCCGCCTGCTCGATCCAGTGCATGAACACCGGATTCGTGTCGGGCGTCTCGTTGATGATCGCCCGCTGGATCTGGATCAGGACTTGATACTGTGCTTTGGTCAGGCTCATGGGTTACGCCTCAACTCAACAAGGACCTCCCGGAAGGCGGTGGTGGTCTCTCGCATCTCGCTCGAGAGCGTGGCCACCATCCCCTCCACCCGGTCCAGGGACTTCTCGCTGTTCTCCAGCCGCGTCATCACCTCGCCGCGGTCCTGGGCCCAGGGCGCGTGCATGGACACGATGTCGGGCATGTCTTGGCGGTTCACGAACCGCTCGTCCAGGATCTCGTTGTGGGCCCGGATCGCCGCTTTCACGTCGTCCGCCGTCGCGTTGGCGCGGCCCCAACTAAACACGTTGCCCACGCCGGCGGTCCCTAGGCCGATCACGCCGACAACGACCGATATGACCGTGAACTGGATCTTGGAGATTCTCACGGTGCCTGCGTCTACGTCTGCCATCACGGGCCGCCAGTCGAAAGATCCGGCCACGGTGACACCGGAAGGTCGTGTTCGTTCCTGAGCTCCATTATACGATCGCGGGCCCAGCCGTGAAGCCGCCAGTGCTTGGTATCGGTCCCGTCTTGCCTCGCGTCCTGCTCGTCGTCCTCGGCCATCGCCTCTAGCCTTTGCTCCATGAGCGCGAGGGCTGTGGCGTTGTTGGAACTGGTGACAAGGGTGTAGGTCGTCAGGCTCAGCGCTATGACGATAAGTAGACTCAGAAGGGCGTTCACCGCGAACCACAGGCCCTTGTTGCTTTCTCCGTTCGCCATCGGTTGCTCCTTAGTTTCCGCAGCCCCGGCACCGCCGGAACACCGCGCCTTGGATCAGATCGTCTGGGATATTGCCTCGGCCCCCTCCGTTTGGGGGGTTCTCACTCGGCCTCGCCGCACCCGGATCGCCGGGGCCCTGCGCCTCAGGCTGCTGGATGATTGGGCGGTCTGGGACAACCGGGGGCTCGGGGTCGGGGCCACCGCGACAGACAGTGCTATTGCACCCGTTGAATACCCACCTTGCTGTGTACCGCGGATCGGCTGGCCCGGTCGTCGGAACGTCCGAGACCTTGTAGCACTTCTGCGCCGACACCCCGTCGTTCCTGACGGCCATGAGCACCCAGCCGGCGCCCGGGGACGCGCCCGCCGGGGCAACGTCCACCACGATTGTCCTCGAGCCGACGCAGGCGTTACCGACAAAGAACTCCGGATCTGGCGGGTCGAAACACGGCGGGTCCATGCACCCCGCGTCGTGCCACGCCAGGTCTAGATCGGGCGGGAGGCTCTGGTCCGAGACCTTAACCGTGTAGCACCGGATGGTCCCGGCGTCGTCCTTGAATAGCGTCTGGGCGTCCGGGGGCCTGGAGTCAAAGAGGGTCTGAGACACCCCCAACTCGGGCCCCTGGCCGTCGCACGGGACCGCGATCAGGAACTCCCCGGTGCAGTCGGGAGACTCACACTCGGCCTCGATCCAGTCAACCACCGCCAGCCGCGTGAATGACGACGCCCCGTAGACCGTGCCCAGGCCGACGCCCGACTCCTCGGTCGGGGTGTAGCAGACCGGCACAGGGTTCCCGTTCTGGTCCGGGACGATGACGAGAATCCGGTTCGCTCCCGGTGGCCTCCGCTCCCAGGCATCCTTCGTGTACCCGACCTCGGACGGCGCGGACACCGAACTCTCGGGTTCACACCGTGTCGCCTTGAACACGCACAGGGGTCCGGTGTTGATGTCATCCCGCTCGCCGCACGGGAAGAACTGGCAGACCGGATCGTTCATCACGACCTGATGGGACGTTTGCAGCGCGTACGCCGCGGCCCCAGACGTTCCGCTGTTCACGACGAGCTCGGATCGGACCACGCTCGCGTCGCCGGTGAGGGATTCCACCTCCACGATCTCGGTGACGTTGGAGGGGAGCGGGGTCGGCGAGTCATACGTCAGCGTCCCGCCGTCGCATCGGTGATCGGTGGACGGCGCGTCCTTGTACGGGTAGTTGGCGCCCCAGAACGGCCTGCCAGGCGTGGGCCCGTCGAAACTGAACGGGTCCGAGAAGTACGAGATCGCCTGGTACACCCGCTCGTGCAGGACCAGGCCGTGCGTCCATGAGACACTGCAGGCGCCCTCGTCGATGACCAGATACGGGTCTGGGCTGGGATCGGGAGACAGTGAGAAGTAGAGGAAGTCCGCGACAAACGACCCGGAGTACGAGCGTTCGGTGACCCCGGCCAGGAGGTTCTCGACGCCAACCGTATCGAGTGAGCCGTTCGGGGGTTGGAACGCCGTGATATTGGCGGTGGACCCGGTGAGCCTGACAAACCCGATCCCGCCACCGCTAAACTCCAGCAGCGTGTCCAGGTCCCAGTACAGCCGGTCGATGTAGGCGATGTATTCCGTGCTCGAGGCCGTGAGTTGCACGCCGCCGATCTGCGTGATGTACGCAGATGCCAGCGCCGGGTCGGGCGTAGTGAACCGCACAAACTCGACGCTCCCCGCAACAGTCGAGACCCGACCGTCCCGTGTGTACGTCGCGTTGACGAACACCTCCCAGCGTCCGCCCTGGGTGATCTCCTCTCCGATCTGAATAGTCTCGGACTCGCAGCCACCGAAGTAGAACCCAGTACCCCGGAACACCCCGAGTCCTTCAACGCCCGCGTTGAGCGTGTTGAAGTAGTTGCCCGGCGCGCGCATCGGGAAGTAGAAGGCCGGCGGAACACCCTGGGTCGGGGACGAGCCGACGTACCCCCAGCTTGGGTTGTGGCAACAAACACCGCCACAGCAACACCCGCCGCCGCCGTGGGTGGTCGCCAACCCGCCGCCGAACGCTCCGAGCCCGCCGCCGCTCGAGATGATCCCAGGCACTTACAGCCCGACCGGCTGCCGCACGTCTGATGCGCCCAGGTATGCGACGTTCGAGATAGTCGTGCCGGACTTGATGCCCGAGATCCGACCGCCGTAGGAGTTGAAGGCGGTCCCTCCGTAAGTGATGTCCTCCTGCTGCTGCGAGAAGTCCAGCAAACCGCCGTGGAGCGTGTACGTCGGGACTGCCCCGTACATTGGGAAGACCTTTCCGCCCCACTGTTCCACCTCGGTCAGCGTGCCGAGTTCGCCGTGAAGCGTGACTGTGGCAGTCCCGCCCACGATGATCTTGGTAAAGCCGCGTTTGATGAGCCAGTTCCCCGCAAGGAAGTGGGCGAGCGTGAACCCGGTAGCGTTGTACTCGATCACGCCCGAGCCGCGCGAGCCCGTCACCGCGTTCTCGGTCGAGTAGAGGTTGGTGATCACGCTCGAGGCGTTCGCGTTGAGCAGGCCCCCGTCGATCGTCAGGTCCGTCACCGTGCCCCCGGTCAGGAACGTGCGCTGACGCCCGCCCAGGTCGAGGTTCTGGATCTCCGTCCCGCCGTCCGTCAGGTAGAGGTCCACCCGGCCACGGTTGCGGATTCGCTCCGTACCCGTGCTGTTCGCGTCCACTTGGAGCGAACCGTCCGTGCCGCCCCCGACCTGGCCCGTGGCCCCCTCGTTGAAGTCGAGGGAGTCGATGCCCGTGGCCGAGAGGCCGGACTGGTCCAGGCCCGCGGTGATACGCCCGAAGGGCTTGTTCACTTCGAGCGTTGCGTTATCGGCGAATCCAGTCGCGTCGGACCAGTTGGCCGCAGCGAATGAGGTCGCCCCTTCGTTGAGAACTGCCATTATCTGGCCTCCTTATTCGCTCCACGCCTTGAGCGTCACGCGCGCCCTGGCGTTTGCCGTTCCTACCGTCGTCACCACCGCGCGAATCCACGAGGACCCGCGCACGTCGTGGAGATTGCCCATTCCGTCAGCCGAGAGCGTTTCCGCCGCGTCCATCGCAAAGTATTCCACGCCGTCCAGAGACCGCTCGAGCGTGACCACCGCGGACCCGTAGCTCTCGGCGGTCAGTACCATCTGCCAGCTCGCCGTGTGCGCGGAGTCCACGTTCAGGACTATCTCGTTCCCGGGCGTGTCGAGCTTCAGCCCCTCGAGCGGTGTTTCTGTCGTGATCGGCGTGCCCATATCAGGTTCTCACAATCTCGCTTCCGTCCTCGTTCCTGTCGGTGTCCCAGCCCCAGTCAAAGACGTGGATCTCGCCGACGCTGCCCCGGAGCAGCTTCACCGTGCCGAGGTACTGGAGACCGTCCGGGACGGATACGCCGTCCGTCTCGGCCATGAACAGGTAGCGGGTCTCGTCCGCGCCCGGGCCGTTCGAGTAGAGCGCGATCCGGCCCGCCGGCCCCGTGTCAACCTCGGTCATCCCCGTGATCCAGCCACCCCTGGGCATGGAGACAGTGCGGACACCCTCGGAGACTGTGACGATGTGTTCCTTGACCTGTGCCATCAGTCGATGTTCCATCCCGAGATTGAGCAGGCGCCCGCAGCGCCCCGCGTTGTGACGGACCCGCCGCCGTTGTGGAAGATCCGAAAGTCAACCGTATCTGTGGCTACGAGCGGGATCACGCCCACCCCCACGACCGCGTGCTCCTTCGTGTTGCCGGCGCTGTGTCTCAGGCCCCGGATGTAGAGCGCCCCGTTCTTGTACCAAGCCCCCACCATGTCCACGGCGTTGATGATGCCAGCGATCTCCACCGAGGTCTGGAAGTGGTAGTTGCCGTCCCCGCCGGTCGGGCAGGTGAAGACCCCCGCGCTGAACGCCGAGTCCGAGTCCACGATCTCCGAGTTGAACGGCGTCCCGTTGAGCGCCGTCCACGCGCCATTGGTCAGCGATTGCGTGGAGGTGTTCGAGAGCCGGGCCGCGAACCGTGTGGTGAACGGCTTGCGCTGGCCCGAGGGGATCAGGTTCATCGTCCCAGACTCGTCCGGGTGGATGATCGTCCGGTTAGCGGTCAGGGCACTCATATCAAACGTGTGCTGGCCCGTCACGCCATTCTTGTGGGCGATTGACCGGAACCCTTGCGCCGCGGTCCAGTCGCCAACCACTGAATACCGGGCGTAATCCTCGCCCGATTGGACTAGTGTGTCCGAGCGTATCAGTGTCATGGCGCACCCCCCAGATCCTCACACCGCGCGAAGTACGGGAGCTCTCGGGGCGCGATGATGTACGAGGTCTCTGTGCCTGGCCCCAGCGCCGTCCTGATGTCCACGATCGTCCCGACCGCGAACGGGAAGGTCCAGAACTCGTCCGTGGTGCCGGGAACCACGTCGGGCCACCGCACGTTCGGCTGGGGCGCTACCGCCGAGAACACGGTCAGCCCCTCCCCGTCCATCACCTGGATGTCGTAGTTGATCTTGGACGCCTGCGCCGCGGTGGTCACGTCGGAGTCCACCAGCCCCGTCTGCTCAACGTACCGCTTGATCACGATCCCGGTGTCTGTGCGGAACGTCGTCATCACACCACCCCCGGAAGCGTCTGCCACCCGTTGAAGTCGGGGGTGTAGGTGAGGGGGAACCGGATCGCCGGCAGGTTCTCGATGTCGTCGGGGTCGGGGACCGTCTGGACAAACGTGAACGGGGGCCTGACGTACTCCTCGCCGCCCTGCTCGATGAAGGGGACGCGGATCTGGTCGTCACCCACCCAGAGCGGGCCGGAGCCGTAGTTGCCCTGTGTCGGCGCCGCGATGCCGCTGGCGGCCACGAACCCCCAGGGCAGGAGGAACGAGCCCGTGTCCTGCTCCCAGGAGTACCGGATCTGCCATCTCGGGTCATCGCCCGGCTCTGCCGACCCCTGGGTCCGCTGGTCCACGTTCTGGGGGCTGAACCCGTAGAGCCCGCCCTGGATCTGGTGGAGTTTGTTGGTCTGGGCCGCGATCGCCGCGAACTGCGGGAGCGAGGTGGGGATGCCAGAGACCGAGAAGGCCGCGTTCGAGGTGAGTACCTGGAGCGGGCGGATCTCGTTCACGCTCACAACGTGCGGGGTCCAGACCATCTTCTCGACGGGCGGGTCGTTGCCAAACGCCGGCAGCGTCTTCTTGACCCGCTTTAGCACCGGGATCGGCTGGCTGATCGGCTGGTAGCGGATCGACCAGGAGAACTGGCCCTCGATGATCGGAGGGTCCGACTGTTCCGGCGCTCCAAATCTCCCGTCATTCGAGTAGAGCACGTCCACGAACGAGTTGCCGTCAGGCGCGGCCCGGGCCGTCAGGGCATCCACGATCTGGCCGGGCTCGCTCGGGTGTGAGTCGCCACGATTGGGCAGATCGGTGTCCTGGAGCGCCGACTGCCGGGGCTGATTGACGTAGTAGACCTCGCGCGAGGCCCCGCCGCCGTCCTGCTCGAGCGTCTGACCCTCGAAGTGGAGCCGGGTAGCGGTCAAGGCGTCACCTGCCCAGACCCCTGCATCGGGACAACGGGCAGGTTGGACCGGATGTCTATGAGCTCGGCGATGATGCCCGCGCTGCTCCCGCCGGTGGAACCAAAGAGCCCGCCCTGCTCGTCACGGATCGCCCGGAGTGCGTCGATCATGGATTCCTGAAATGCACGGGCCTGGGCGTCGAGGGCTCGGCCTCGCTCGTCAGTAACCCTCTGGATGGCATCGAGTTCGCGTTGTAGTGTTTCCTCTACCCGCCTCTTCTCTCGCTTCAGCTCGTCCTCGGTGAACTGGAGCCCAAGTTCTTGACGCCGCTTCGCCAACCTCTCCAGTTCCTCTAGGGCCTTCTCCGCGTTCTCTTTGGCTATCTCCCGCTCGGTCATCCCGGCGCGTCTGGCCGCGTTCTCCCGCGCTTCGAGTAGCGCCCGAAGGGCCACAAAGTCGGCGTCCCCCTGCCTTTTCCTGTCGGCGTTGTTGAGCCTGTCCCTCTGCCTTCGGAGTTCCCCGTCAAGCTGCGAGAGCTTGTCAAACTCGTCTTCCAACTCTCTGAGCCGTTCAGATGCACTCTTGCCGATTCCGGTTTCGCCAATGGTCAGAATCGGGTTATTCTGGTTCTCCCGAAGGAACTCAATCCTCTTCTGTAGGGCCTGCAACGCCGCCTCGGTTGCCCTGATGTTCTCCTCGATATTGACCACCGACTTGTCAAGACCGTCCGCCAGTTTGTCGGTGTCGCTTCTTGCGTCTTTGAGGCTCTTTGCAAGCGCCACCACACCGGCGGTAGCCAGTGCAACAAGACCTACGATCGCCGTGAATGCACCAACGAGGGCGGTGGCAGCGCCGACCGCTCCACTGATCGCGCCAGAGAACTTCCGGGCCCCAGCCGTGGACCCGTCGATCTTGCTGCCAACATCCTCGAACGCCCCGCCCGCCTTCTTGCCCGCGGCCTCGGCGTCGGTCCCGAACTGGTTGACATCGGATCGCGCCTCGTCCAGCCCCCGCTTGAGCTGTGAGGTGTCCGCGGTAACGTCTACCCGCGCCTCGCCGACCTTTGATCCGCGGCCCTTTGGCATCAGATACCCCCTACGCCAGCGTCAGCGCGCCCGTGCCCTGCAGCTGGCCCGAGACCGCGATCGGCTGGCCCAGGTTGCAGGTGATCGACAACTGACTCAGGAAGCAGCTACCCGTGTGTGTCTTTGACCCGCCGACCGTGAACACCACCGTTCCCGCGTCGGCCCTGGCGACCGCCCCGGCGGGGAGCACGTTCGAGGACCCCACCACCGTCAGGTCGCCCGAGCCCGCAAAGTTGTACGGGATTCGGTTCGTGTCGCTCGATTCCACGTTGACACTCAGCGCCGACTGGTTGGCGATGATGTTGCCGGTGAACTCGTTGTCCGTCGCCCCCTCCTCGGTCAGCTTGAGCGTCGCCGCCGCCGCCGCGATCGCCGAGGGCAGAACCACGTCGGTGGTATCGGACACGCCCGCGTCGAAGGTCCCGCCCCAGGTGAGCAGACCAGCCGCGAACGTGTTCCACGCCGGGGCAGAGGCCGCCATCTCCGTCGTGTTGACCACCGCATACCCCATATTGAGGCTCCATCCCTTGAGGTGGAGCGGGGTGATCGTTGAGTGGGTGACGTTCCCCTCGTACCCCGTCTGCGGCGCCGCCTTCGGGAACCGGCCCTGGAAAGACACGGACCAGGACGGGATACCCACGAACTGAGAGGCCGAGACCGGGGGGGTTGCCGCGAAGGCCGTGCCCCCGAACGCCGGCGCGTCGGTGGTCAGCGTGAACTGATACCCACCGACCCCGCCCGTATCGAACAGGTGTTCCAGTTGCGTCCCGGAACTGACCGAGATGTCGCCGTCAATGCCAAGTGAGACTGCCATCGGGTCAGCCCTCCGTTACCAGTACCTCGTACGTCTCGACGTAGGACCACACGTCCAGGTCGTGGGCCGTTCGCCCCCTGAGCCTCCGAACCGTCGAGGCCGTGTTGGCGCCCGCCAGCGTCGGCGTCCACCGATGCAGGAGCGCGAATATCTGGTCAAGCACCGCCCTCGCCGGCGCGTTCCCGTTCTCGTGGGCGTCGTAGACAACTACCTCATACGTCGCCGTGGCAATGTTCTCGGTGAAGGTGTCGTCCTGCTCATACTCCGCGTACTCAAAGACCACCCACGGGAGGACCCCATCGCCCCGCTTGGTATTGGGGTCGCCCGCCCCCCCGTAGATGGCCGGGTTCCCACCCACGTCCTGGACCAGCGCGATCAGCGTCACGTCCGTCGAGAGTCGGGTGTAGAGCGCCGCGTCCAGATCGGCGAGGTTCAGGCTCATCGGCTGCCCCTCGCCAGGGCCCGCGCCATCCCCTTCGCAAACTCCTTCTGGGCCCGGCTCTTGAGACGGTGGGCCGCGACCTTGAGGTAGGGCCGCGCCGCCATCCTGGACGTTCCCTCCTCGAGGAACCGCCCGTACCGCACGTTGGTCCCGAACCCAGCCCGGAGACGCCCGAGCCGGTCCCAGGTCAGCGAGCCCCGGAGCCTGTTGGTCCGCACGCCCGGCGGCTGGCCCGGCGCGGACGGGGTGTAGACAAGCCGGCCCGTAGGCCCGGGGACAGCCGTAGCGCCCGAACCCGGCATCGACTGAGCCGCCAGGTCGGCGCCCAGCGCCGCCACCCGACCCAAGCCCGCCTCCGCGGCCTTCTCGGCCCGCTCAGTGAACTCCTCGCCCTTCCACTCGGTCTCTACGTTCACAGTAATGGTCATCGGCTGGCCACCTCAAGCGGGGCCTTCTGCAACAGCCCCCGCCCGCCCTGGTCCTGCCCCTCACCCATCACCCGGTAGACAACACCCCCAACCGTCACCGTCCAGTTCTTCTGGAGCGTCAGCGCCGTCCCGTCGTCCAGGAACATCGGGCAGTAGAAATCAAACGAGGTCGTCCCCGTCTCCTTGCCCCAGACCAGCGCGTCCGCCGAGCTCATCGCCTGGATCGTGCAGCGGACCCCTGAGTACGCCGTCGAGTCCGCCGGCGAGGGGTTGCCCGTGGCGCTGATGGCGATCGTCTTGGTCGTGATCGTCGCCTCCGCGTTGAAGATGCCGCTGTCGAATACCTGGGTCACAGCGCGCCACTCCCCAGCCGGAACGGCCCGAAGTGCTCCTCCATGAGACCCTCGAGGGCGTCGAGGCCCCCCCGAGTCCACGAGTAGGAGCCCATGCTCTCGGATGACAGGGACAGGTCCTGACCCCGCTGGGGCAGGAGCGCGTCCAGCATCCGGTAGTACGCCAGCTTCAGGTCGTCAGGGATCGTCGCCCAGCCGCCCTGGTAGACCACCACGACGTTCTGATGGCCACGGGGGAATCGGACCCCTGAGAGGTTCCCGATCGTCTCATACGAGCCGTAGGCGTCCGTGGTGATCCGTGACGGGTCGCTCACCGGGAGCCGGTGGAGCCAGCCGTTCAGCGTGTTCACCCGGTAGGTGGTCGAGTCCAGCGCCGTCGAGTTGCCCGAGTCGTCCAGGGTGGACACCGAGGTCAGCGTCCCGATCGGGGGCGACCGGAGCTGGATCAGTTGCGAGTCGTCCCCGTCGTAGGTCTCGGTCAGGGTCGCCTGCTCGAACGTCCGATTCGTGTACCGCTCGGCCTTGGCCGTGAGCTCGGCAATCAGGTTCGTGATGACCGTATCGAGGTCCGAGCCGGTGATCCCGGCGTAGGTCTTGTACTCGGTGTTGGTGATGACGGCCATGAACGCACCTCAGATCGCCAGGATGTCGCACTGAATCGAGCCCGAGCCGCCGATCGTCGCTGCCGCGGTCTGAACCAGCACCGCCACCCACTCCGCGCCCATCAGGTCCAGGGGCGTCAGCGTCGGCGGGTCCGAGTACGAGGTCGTCCCGTCGTCGATGTCGTGGGTGTGGTCCAGCGTGAACGTGAGCCCGCCCACCGCGTCGTCGTTGTCCGCGTTGTCGAGCCGCATGAAGTACGCATAGTTGGCGTCCGTGGGGGTGACGCTGAACCCGGACGCGATGTCTCGCGCCGCGTCCCCGTTCGGTGTCCATGCCCCGTACACCCGAACAACCGGCGCGGTGCCGATCGACGTGACCGTTGTGGCGTACCGCATCCGTAGCAGGAGGCTCGAGGCCGCTCTGCCGACCTGGACCCAGTGGACGCTCGAGTCGTCCACGGACTGCGGGTTCTGAAAGTCCGCGGTGACGTGTGCCACCGTCAGATCGGAGTTCGCCGTCACCCAGGACCCCTTGGCCGAGACCATCGTGGTCGAATCGGTGATGCCCGGGTTCACCGCCCTGTTCTCACCCAGCGCCATTGGTCACCGCCTTGTTCTGGACCTTGGGCCCCTTGATCATCTTGGCCTTGGGCGTCACGTCCTTGGCGCGGCCACCCGTGACCAGGGCGTCGCAGACGCCGTATCCGATGTCGCCTGAGTCGAGTTTGTCGCCCGAGTTGTGGCCAGACCAGGGCTCGAGCAACTGGACGATCATGTGCGGGTTCTCTGTCGCGGTTGTCATCGCGTGACCTCCTCTGAGTTGGGAAAACCCGACGCCCGCGGTAGCAGGCGCCGGGGGAGGAAGAGAGAGATCAGACGATGGCCTCGTTGGTCAGGCCGCGCTCAGCTGCGGTCGTCGGCGCTTCCTTGCCCCTGGAGAGGATGCAGAAGGCCGTAACGAACGCACCCGCCGTGCCGTCTCCGACCAGGCACTCGAGCAGGAGGTGGCGCTTCCGCCCTCTCAGGTCGATGTGGCAGACCCAGAAACCGTTGTCCTCGTCAGCCGCAGCCGCAGCGCCGAAGTCGGCGCCCGTGATCGCGGTGAAGTCGGAATCGTCGGCCCCAGACGCCACGCTGTCGCCCTCGTACACCGAAGACGTGACAGCGATGTCCGTTGCCCCGATGTGCAGGTAGACGCTCGCGTAGTCGTATCCGTTGGTGTCCACCGACACGGGGTTCGCGTCGCCGCGCGCCCCGACCGGATCGTCGTTGTCCACGATCGCCGCGGGGGCGACCATCTGGGCGATCTTCGTGTTTTGCATGTGAATCATTGATGACCCTCCTTTAGCTGGTCAGGCTCATGCCGACCACGGGGTCCGCTGTGGTGCTGACGCCATCGCCGTGAATGTTGATCGCCACCCGCTCCTTGCCGCGGATTGCGATCAGGTCCTGCTCGAAGTACCGCTGGTCGCTCGTGGCCACCTCGTTGGAGCCCCGAACCTCGCCGAACTTCGCGCCCGCGGAGTGATCGCCGACCGTGCAGAACACGATGTCCTGGCCCGGATCGGTCGAGTGCTGAGACTGAACAAACTCCACCGGGTAGCCGAGGAACTGGCGACCGCTCGAGTTGCCCAGGTCGCTCTGGGTGTTGCCGCCCGCGGCCCGCATAAGCCGGTCCATGACCTCGAAGAAGAAACGAGAGTGGCAGCCCCACTTGATGTTTCCGCCGACATGAACGTATCCGGGGAGCAACGCCAGAAGGTTGGAGAACTCGGCCAGGGTGATGGAAGCGAAGTCGCCGCCCGCACTCTGGTACTCGCCGGGGCCAGTGCCCGAGCCGTCCGCGATCTGGTTGTTGAAGCCCTCGATGCCGCCGTAGGTGCTCGTGCCGTCGCCGAGGAAGGCCGCGAGGTCCTCCTTGTTGCCGACGCCGCGAGCCCAGGACCGGCCCCAGAAGTCCGCCACGCTGATCGCGGAGTCGTTCAGGAGCTCGGCGCTGATCTGGGTCAGGCCCATCAGCTTCTTGGCGACCAGTTCCACCGTGTCAGACTCTGGCTTGTTCTGAGCCGTCTCAGTCCCGGCCTCGGTCTGCCACGTCGGGGCCACGTCGCCCAGAGCGCGGGGGACCGTCATGCTGTCCCGGCTCATCGGCGTAACACCGATCAGCCTGCGGGCCGCCCCGTACTCCTCCTTGAGTTCGATCAGGTCCGCCGAGTAGTCGTCCGGGACCAGCCCACCCCCGAGGAGGTTGTTGTTGGTCACGAGCGTCTTGACGATCGTTCGGTCGTTCTCGAGTTCGGGGTAGTCGGCCACCTGGCCGTTGCCCGTCACATGGAGCCGCATCTTGGCGCCGAAGAACTCAGCCGCCTCGGACGAGCTGAACGCAGGCTTCATCTTGCCCATTCCAGGGACGTAGACGAGACCCCCGCTCTTGACGGCCTGGTCGTACTTTGCGCAGGCACGCCCGCGCTTGGTCCGCACAGCCGGAGACTCGACGCCGGCGTACGCCTTGCCGACTTCGGTACCCATCTGGCGGGTTCGGAGGTTGGTCCTCGAGGCTGAACGCCCCTGGATCTGCTCCTCAGCCGCGGCGCGCTCCTGCTCGGCCATCTCCTCTTCGGAGGGCTCGGCGCCCACGACCTCGAGGCTGTTCAGGCTCTCGCCCTCGTCAAGCGTCAGGACGGCCTTGGTTCCCCAGGCTTCGTCCACGTCCACGGACTTCCCATCGGGAGCCGTGATCTTCTCGATCCCGTTCTCAGTCATCCACGCCTTGATCTCGGCGAGGTTGCCGCCCTCGAACCCGTTTGCACGGGCGAGCGCCAGCAGTTGCTTTCGGTTCATGGCTGAACCTCCTGTTTGTGTGAGATAACTCACGCCAGGAGGTCGTCGGACAACCCGGGGGGCCTAGAGGGCCTGAGGCGGATTGCGGGCGAGTCGCCGGTCAGCGTCTACGTCGGGGGGAGTATACCGACCCCCCATATGTTGTGCAACCTGCACGCGGGCACACAAAAACCCGCCCCCGCAACGCACGAGGACGGGCCGAATCGAGAGTGCAGCGCACAGTGTACAGATCAGTCCCCACTCGCCGCCCTCGCCACCCCAGCGCTCGCCGAGTCGATGTCCTGGGCCAGGCCCCGGATCGTCCCGCAGCCCCCCAGGGCCACCGCCAGGAACCCGCCCAGCAACACCCCCATCACCGCCCACAGCCAGCGCGTGTACGGGTCCGCCAGGTACGCCTTGATCGCCTGTCGCATGGTTCAACCTCCCAGGGCGTGATTGCCCAGGGGAGTCATCGGCACGATCCAGGGGACACTTGAGGCCGCTAGGTACAAACCTTCGTGATCGCCCCCAGGCCCGCGTGAATGTACGTCTTGCGGGCTATCGGACTCTCAGCCGCCGGGAACAGGGACCGATCGGGCAGGCCCAGCGCCCTCGCCGACGCCTTCTGGATCTTGCCCTTCGTAACCAGCGCCTCGAGGCTTGCGGCCCGGGTGTCGTCCAGGACTTCCACCCGGCTCTGGCAGGACACGTTGCAGGGCATCGCCGTGAACGAGAGCTCGATCCAGTCCCACGCCCGCACGATCGAGGCCGGCGCCCCACGCTTGCCCTCGTACCGCTTGGCCTCGTCCTCGGTCGGGGGTCCCACGTCCGTAGCCGCGAACCCGATGGACACCCCGATACCCACCTCACGCGCCACGGACAGGATGTCGTCGGGCACCGGGCTCGAAATCTTCAGCATCCCGATACGGGCCAGCCAGCCCTTCTGCTCCGCGAACGAGGGGTAGGCGCTCAGGCCGTTCCTCCGCAAAGACCCGACGTGCGAGCCCATCGTGTAGTCGTGGTCCACGAACACCTTGCGATTGGACTCGAAGTACGACCGATCGGCCCCCGAGGGGATCACCACCTCGTTGTCCAGGTCGATGTCGTCGGTGTTGGCGACCACGGTGATGTCCCGGTTGCCGCCCTCGGTGTCCACCGTGGTGTCCTTGCCGAACGACGCCCACACCCCGATCTGGGCGTCCCCGCCCAGTTCCGGGTGCTTGCTTCTAATCTTGTCTACGAGCTTCATTCGTCACCTCCGAAGTCCCCGAGCAGGTTGCACCGGCAGTTCGATGCTACAATGCCGTCCGCAACTATCAGCCCGGACTCGGTTGAAAGGTCATACACATGCCCGGAATAGTGACGGATGCTCTTGTGGACCAGTGGGTCCAGGGTCACCACGCGGGACAATCGGTCAAGAAGATGGCCGAGGAATGCGGGATCTCCCGCGTCACGATCGGCAAGTACCTGAGGCTGGCCGGCGTCACCCCCCGCAACCGCAGCAAGGCGATGTATGCCCGCATGGCCCAGACGACGCCCGACGAACGGGCCCGACTGACCGAGAAGGCCCACGCCGCCGTCCGCGGCAAGCCGCAGAGCGATCAGCATAGATGCCTGATTGCCCTCGGACGCGAGCGAGTCGGCAAGCCCGACAGCCCCGAGGAGGCCCAACTGCTCGCCCATCTCCGCGAGCGGGGCGTTGATCCTGTCCCCCAGAAGGCAATCTATCGCTACAACGTCGATCTGGCCCTCTGTGAAGACCGCATCGCCGTGGAGATCTTCGGGGGCAACTGGCACCGTGGCGGCAGACACGCCCAGAGACACCGAAAGCGAATCGAACACCTCCGCGATCGTGGTTGGTGCGTGGTCATCGTCTGGTGCAACTCCCGCGCCGCCGGGCCAATGACCGAGGGAGCCGCAGACCAGATCCTCGCCATCGTTGATCTGACCCGCCGGGACAAAGCCGCCCGCCGTCAGGATTGGATGCTCAGGGGTAACGGTCAGCCTGCGACCGGACGCGGTTTCAAGATCCACGACGGGGCCTGAGTACGCCGCCCGCATCCCCGCAAACGTCCCGATTCTCCCGACCCTGGTATCAGGCACAAAGCAGTTTGGGTGGGCCGGGGGAGCCAGCACGGGCCCCCGCGGCGTGAAAGTCGATCCGTCCGCGCCGACGATCGGCACCCCCGCGGGCCAGAACGGGACCTGTGTGGACACCACCCCGGACTTCTGGCCCGTCCCGTCGTTCTCGTCCACGATCCGCTTGCAGATCGGGCACCCCCCAGGGGCCAGTTGCCAGATCTTCCCCGTGATCCCGATGTCCTCGAACCCCGCCAGCTTGCCGCCCTGTACCGCCGTCTGGACCTCGGTACGGGCGATCGTCTCGGCGCGGGCCTCGGTGAAGTCGTCCAGCCGCTTGGCGATGTCGTCTATGGACTCGCCCTCCTCGAGGCCCGTGGCCAGGGACGCCCGGGTCCGCTCCAGGGTCGTCTCCACGATGTCGCCGGCAAGCCTGAGCGAGTAGGCGTCCAGGAACGCCAGGGCCCGCTCGGGCACGATGTCAAACGCCCCGCCGGCCTCCTCGGCTGCGAGCTCCAGCCCCACCTCGGCGAACCCCTTGAGGGTCTCGCGGAGCAGCCTGGCGATCTGGTCCACGTCGTCCTTGCCCACCGGCTCGCCCGCGACCGCTCGGCCCTGGATGTCCGTCAGGTTGTCCCGAATCGTGCCAACGAGTTCCTTTTCTAGCTTCTGGATCTTGTCCGAGCGGAACGGGCCATCGGCGGCCTTCTCGCCCTCGTGGTCGCAACAGGGGGAACCCCAAGGGTCGTCCGTTTGCGCATCCTTACGCTCCGTTACGCCTATTTCGCTTCCCTTACGCTCGCTCACTACCCCGCCCACCTCCACCACCCCCTTGCCGTCCGGTTCGGGCGCCGCCAGGAACCCGCTGATCGGGATGGACCCGAACCCGCTGCCCATCGCCGGGGCGGGCTCGGGCGCACGGTCCAGCGTCTCGAGGCTCTGCCCGCTGATCCGCAGGGCGTCCCCGCCGTCCACCGGCTCAAGCCCCATCTCCATCCGCTCCTCGTTGATCGAGGTCAGACCAGCCGACACCCGCTGCGCCGCCAGGGTGGTACGCCGCTCCTCGTTCTGGGGCACCGGATCGTCGTACATGAACCGATAGATGGACGGGTCCAGCCCGAACATCGGCAGGAGCATCTCACTCTGCTGGTCCGCGTCCCGGTTCACCCGGGGCCTGACCGTCAGGTCCAGGTACTGGACGCCGTACCCCTGCTCGCTCGAGGCCAGGTTGGCGTCGTTCAGGGCCTCCATCGACTCGGGGATGCCGAAGGCCGTGCGGAGCACCTGGCGTAGCTCCTGCCTCTTCTCGAGGTCCTGGAGCTCCCTCGCCGAGAACTGGGGCGCCGTCACCGTGGACCCGTTGCGGAGGATCAGGGGCTCCGTGGACCCCCGCAGGCCGCCGAGCAGCTTGCGGAGGGTCAGCCGGATCTCCTCGATCTGGGTCGGGCTCGTCTTCTCGTCCACCGTCACGACGTAATCGGGCCTCATGCCCCGGCTCACGAACTCCTGGTCATGGGTCAGGTTCGCCGCGATCAGATCCGCCTCGGCCACCACGAACGCCAGGGGCCCTATCCCGTTGTACGGGTTCACCGGGCTCGGCGAGTGCTGGAGGTGGATGATGTCCTCACGCTCGAACTTCCGCACGTCCTCGGACCCGCGCCCGAACCAGTACCCCCCGATCAGGGATTGCTCGTCGGGCTGGACCGT